AACCTATGAAAAATAGAAAATATTATTCTTCATATTCTCAAGCTTTGAAGAGACTTAATTTACTTGCAAAGGAAATCAATAGACTTAACGAAAATGAAGAAGGTGTTGAGCTTTTCGGTGAACAAAAAAAGTTTGTTCTGAAAACTCCGAAACCTGAAGTAGAAGTTGATGCTGTGGTGGCACCATCTGAACCACCAGCGGTACCTGCTCCAGAACTACCAGCACCTGAAATGGCTGCTGATATGGGTCCTGATGAGCAAAGTCCTGAAATGGGAGATGTTGAGATGGATGCTGAAATTTCATCACCTGAAGGAGAAATGGAAATGTCTGCTGACATGGAAACTGAACCATCAGAGGAAATGGTTTCTTTTAAATCCATTCAGAAGTTGACTGGTAAATTGACACAAAAAATTAGAGAGTTTGACAATCAAGATGGAATGACCTCTGAGGATATAAAATATGTAATTAACATGGTATTGTCATCACTCGATTTGAAAAATTTAAGTGATGAGGATAAGGAAGATATCATGTCTAAATTCGAAGAAGCTGAAGAGAGAGGTGAGGATATGGGTATGGAAGATTCTGGAGAAGAGGACATCACATCCGACACTGAAGTAGAAGACATTCAAGCAGACATGGATATTCCGGTTGACCAAGAAATGGGAGAGGGTCACGGTATGATTTTGAACAACGTTTTTAAAGAATCCAAAGTTGACAAAGTTTTGTCAAAGTACTTCGAAGTTTCAAAAAAAGAAATTTTGGAGGAGAGAGAAAACAAAATCAGAAGACAGAAAGAAAACAATGCTCGTCTAAAAGAAAAAATGAAAGGTATTGTTAAGTTTACTGAAACTGTTGAACAAGAATTAGCGTCGAAAAAATTTCTCGAAGAAAATTCAAAATTCAATTTAGTAGGTAAAACTAATAAGAAAAATTTGGTTTTTGAAAGTTCAGAAAAACAAGTAAAAATTACACCTGAGGGATTAGTAATATGAGTTATTTAATTTTTGTGAATGGTCTTGGACCTAACTACAAAGGTGATAATATTTACGAATTTATTTTTTCTGATGATATAGATGTTTGGGGAGAGTCGTGGGAGAGTAAACCAGCAAATGGATACCCAAGTCCCCCTGAAATGGAAAAGATTAAAAAAGTTGGAGTTCTAAAAAATACCGATATAAAATTGGAATTAATACAGAACTCCGATTTTTTTTGTATGGTGGACGCCTTAGACGATGTTGTCTCTTTGGCTTGGGAACCTGAGGAAGTGAGAGGTCAGAAAAGAATGGTTTTCAGGTTTGGGGAAACAGAACAAAAAATAAAAGACAAACTCTACGAAAGAGATTTGATTTTGGAATTTGAAAAAAAAGTAGTTTATGAAAAATAAGTTAAAGGCTTACGAATTGATAGAAAAAGGATTGAGTGCAAAAACTGTAGACAAATTAACAGAATCTCAAATTGAGGTTTTACATAAGAAATTAATTTCCGAGGAGATTAAGAAAACTGTTACTAATGTAACTTATGACCCATCAAGTGAGCCTGATAGACAAAAATTGGCTCAAATGGGAATTCATGTTGACCCAAGTTCCAAAAAAATTACTACAAGCCAATCTGGTGGTGCAATAACAACTGAAGAAATGACAGAACAGCCAGATACAGAAATAAGTACGGTGGACAAATCAAAAGGAGGTACAACTCAGGACCCTACCCAAATTATGGCACCTGATGGAATGGATGATGAAAGTGACTCAGAAATTAATAAGGAAAAAGACATAACTGAGGTTAAAAAGGAAAAAGTTAATCCTTGGGCAATTTGTACCGCACAATTAGGTAAAGAATTTGGAACAAGAGAAAGACACCTTTGGAGCGCTAAGGAAAATAATAAGTATGAAAGATGTGTTAAGGATGTAAAAAAATCTTTGAAAGAAGGAAAAAATTCTATATCTTTATTTTTGGAAAACGAAATTTTAAAAATCGTTGAAAAACATTTACCACCAAAAATAACAAAAGGAGAAATTATGAAATATCTTTCTGAAGGACCAACAACCGCACCAACAAAACCCGGTACAAAAGAAAAACCTGGTACAAAAGAAAAACCTGGTAAAACTGAAAGACCAATGAGACCAGGAAAAAACCCGCACCCAGGTGAAAAAGAAGCACCTAGGGCTAAGAAAGTTAATCCCGAAGAGGCGAAGGATAAAGTAATCAAAACAATAATGAATCTTTTAAAAAAATGAAAAAAATAGTTAGAGAACAAATAGATTACGGTGACTATCCTGAGAGGATGGACCCAAAACTTGAAAAAAAGTTAAAAAGTCCCGAAAGTCTTTATGCATCCAATCCTGCTTTTAGAAAAGGAGAAAAAGATGTATCAAGAATTGCAAGCTCAAGATTTAAAAAAGTTGTCGACAAATTGAGACAAGCCAGAGGTCTTGAAAGAATTACTCCAAATATGATGCAACAAATTTATATGGAGGAAATGAGTAAAGTCCCAATGGTGATGAGAATTGAGGGTCAACACAGACAAGCGTTGGAAGAACTTGCAAAAAAAGTATCTTTAGAAGAGACTGAGGTACCTGAAGGATGGTATCAAATAGAAGCATTATTGAACAGAGAACCAATTGATGTATCTAATTTCAGATATGAACCTGAAGAAAAAGAAGATGAAGACGAGGAGGAAAAAGAGGAACCTGAAATGCCATCATTCGATGTTGAGGATTTAACTGATGCGGAACAACTTGAACTAGAAAAACATAAAAGAAATCTTATAAATGCAATCGTTCAAGGAGCTGCAAAAAAGGGACATTATTTGTTTCAAAAACCTGAGGTTAAAGCAGAACTCGATAGAATTGATAGTCGACTTTATCCTGCTTATTTAGGTATCATGGCAATTAACGATTTTCTTTATTTCAGTATGGAACAGATGATAGAGCAAATGTCTCAAACAGGACAAGGGGTTGCTGGAAAAGTCGAATTGGATGATGCCGATGACAATGGAGGAGGTGAAGGAGAAGAAAAACCTGACACAAAAATAATTGCCGAAGGCATTATTTTCCCAATTCTAACTCATGAAATCATAAAGGGGATAAAAGCTGCAAACGCACGTTTCGGTCTTCCTTCAGAACCTGGTATGAGAGAGAAAGTAAAATCACAGGTAGACATTTTATCAAATGAACCAATGCAATTACGTATTGGTCCTGAAGTTACTGAAATGATTAGAGTAGCTCTCCCTGATGAAATGTTTGACCCTTCGAATAAAGGGTTAATAAACTGGTTCGAAATAGAACTATACCAAATTCCTGCACAAGAATTTTTAGAAATAATCGGAAATGCAATTTCAAACGATGAAGCTAAAAATAAAAAAGCCACTCAGAGGTTTGAAGAACTTATGAGAAGAGCTATGGAATTGAAAAGGGAATACGAAGAGTATCAAGAAGAAGAGGGTGAAAGTGGAGATGAAGATGATGAGTTGGACGATTTCTTGGGCAGTTTGGGTATATCTAGACCCAAATAATTTTCTGTGACCAAAGAACAATTAATTATAGAAGTTACAAAGTGCATGAGGAATACTCCTTATGCACTTCGTACATATTTGCAAACTTACGATAACACTGTTTCTAAGTATGTTCCGTTGGATTTATTTCCTGACCAAATAAAGTTGATTGAGGATTACGATACTTGCAATGAAAATATTGCATTAAAATATAGACAAGCGGGTGTTACTACCGTAACCGCTGCTTGGGCATCAAAAAAGTTAGTTTTTGCAAAAAAACAAAAACCTGAGAAAATTCTAATTATTGCCAACAAGCTTGATACCTCAGTCGAAATGGCTAATAAAATTCGTGGTTTTACTGAACAATGGCCTGCTTGGATTGGAGTTGGTTTCTCCGCGGAAAAAAATTCCCAAAGGCATTTCAAACTTACCAATGATTGTGAAGTAAAAGCGGTTGCCACATCAAAAGATGCACTTAGAGGTTATACACCTACTATTCTTATTTTTGATGAGGCTGCGTTCATCGAAGCCGACAATGATTTCTGGTCTGCTTGTATGGCTTCCCTTTCTACAGGTGGTAAAGTAATTGTTGTTTCAACTCCAAACGGGTATGACCCAATTTATTATGAAATATACGACCAAGCTCTTAGAGGAATGAATGATTTTAAAATCTCCGAGATGTATTGGTTCAAAGACCCAAGATATACGCGAGATTTATTCATGGTCAAAACGAATGATTTGGTTCATTATTTGTTGAATAGAGAAGAGTATTCAACTGATGATGTAGTTGATTTGTCTGTTGACAATCCTTATGAAAGGGACCACGAAATAACGAAAGAATATATTTCGAAAGGTTATAAACCATGCTCATCTTGGTTCGAGAGTATGGTTAAAAAATTGAAGTATGATAGAAGAAAAGTAGCACAGGAGTTGGAGTGTAATTTCTTAGGTTCAGGAGACAATGTCTTTGATTCCGATTTACTTTTGAACATATCGAAAAATCAACTAAGAGAACCTTCAGCAAAACTAATGGGTGGTGCGTTATGGATATTCAAAGAGCCCGAAAACAACCATAAGTATGTTATGGGATTAGACGTATCGAGAGGAGATTCTGAAGATTTTTCAAGTATACAAATTATTGATTTTGATGAAAGAGAGCAGGTATTAGAATATGTCGGGAAAGTACCTCCCGATGTCTTAGCTGAAATTGCCTTCAAATGGGGTTCAATGTACAACGCATATTGTGTAATTGATATAACAGGAGGTATGGGAGTTTCATCCGCAAGAAAACTTCAGGAAATGAATTACGAATTTGGTCTTTATGTGGACAATGTGGACCCAAACAAAAAATGGAAGTGGGACCCAAAGGCAAATGAAAAAATACCGGGTATTAATTTCAATAATAAAAGGGTACAAATAATTGCTTCATTTGAAGAAGCGATACGACACGGATTTAAAATTTATTCTCATAGGACTTATAATGAGATGAATACTTTTGTTTACATTAATGGTAGACCTGACCATCAGAAAGGTCAGCATGACGACTGTATTATGGGACTTTCGATGGCAATTTATGTTGCTGAAAAATCATTCCAATCTTTACAAAAGGTTGTAAATCATACTAAGGCGATGTTAAATTCTTGGACAAGTATATCACACGAAAATAAAAACACATCTGAATTCTTTAACCCAATGGTTCCACAAATGGGTAGACAAAATGGACACAATTTCGGTGCTCCAACTCGAGGTGATTACCAAAAATATGGATGGTTATTTGGTGTAAAATAACTATTTATATTATTAGGGTATAAAGTAAAATTGTAAAATGAGTGAGCAGAATTTAACGGTATGGCAGAGACTTTCCAAAACATTTGGTCCTAATTCTTTATTGAACCAAGACTATCCGACGTATAAGTTTGATAAAGTTGAGTTATTAAGAACAAAGAGTAGAGACGAATATGAAAGGGAAAAACTTCAAGCACAACAAAGTTATTATCTTGCTAATCAATGGGCTAAAGTAGAAAATAACCTTTATTCACAAGCAATTTATTACGAACCATCAAGATTATCTGCTCAGTATGATTATGAATCCATGGAGTATACTCCTGAGATTTCAGCGGCTTTGGACATATATGCAGAGGAGTCAACAACACCTAACGAGGACGGTTTTATTCTACAAATTTATTCTGAATCTAAAAGAATAAAGGGTGTATTAGCCGATTTATTCAACAATGCCTTAGACATCAATACTAATTTACCGATGTGGACAAGAAACACGTGTAAATACGGGGATAACTTTGTTTATTTAAAATTGGACCCTGAAAAGGGTGTGGTTGGATGTCAACAATTACCTACAATCGAAATTGAAAGAAGAGAGGTGGGTGTAAGTCAAAAAATAACCGTGGAACCTGAAAAACCTGAGGATAGAAAAGCATTACATTTTGATTGGAAAAACAAAAATATGACTTTTCAATCTTGGGAAATTGCACATTTCAGGCTTCTTGGTGACGATAGGAGATTACCATACGGCACTTCAATGTTAGAAAAAGCTAGAAGAACATGGAAACAACTTCTCCTTTCTGAGGATGCGATGTTAATTTACAGAACATCAAGAGCCCCTGAAAGAAGAATATTCAAGGTTTTTGTTGGAAATATGAACGACGATGATGTTGAGGCGTATGTACAACGTGTTGCTAACAAGTTCAAAAGAGAGCAAATAGTAGATAGTAAAACAGGTCAAGTAGATATGAGATTTAATCAAATGGCTGTTGACCAAGATTACTTTGTACCTGTTCGTGACCCTGCGGCTCCGAGTCCAATTGACACCTTACCAGGTGCTCAAAATTTATCTGAAATTGCCGACATTGAGTATATCCAAAAGAAAATGTTAACAGCACTTCGTGTTCCTAAAGCCTTTTTGGGTTTTGAAGAAGTTGTTGGTGATGGTAAAAATCTTTCTCTACAGGATATTCGTTTCGCACGAACTATCAACAGAATTCAAAGAAGTATGTTACAGGAAATGAATAAGATTGCGATTATTCATTTATTCCTATTGGGTTTTGAGGATGAACTTGATAATTTTACCTTAGGTTTAACAAACCCTTCAACACAGGCGGATTTGTTGAAAATCGATGTTTGGAAAGAAAAAGTTCTATTATATAAAGACTTGGTTTCAGACCCAGGAAACGGAATTCAGGCAACATCTTCTACTTGGGCTAAAAAACACATTTTTGGTTGGTCCGATGATGAGGTTAAACTCGATTTACAACAACAAAGAATTGAAAGAGCAGTCGGAGAAGAATTAAAGGCAACTCCTACCGTAATAACTAAGACAGGAGTATTCGACAATATTGACAAACTTTACGGTTCTTCAACTGGAGGAACAAAATCAAGTGAGGCTTCAACTACACCTGGTGGTGAGGAAGTGTTAGGTGGACTGCCAACTGCTGGCGGAGAAGAAACTTTACCACCAGAAATACCCGCAGCCGAAGAACCAGCGCCAGCTGAAGCAGCGGTAACACCTGAATCAAAAAACAAAGATATGAATATTTTGATTGAAAATGATTTAATTGAAGGTAAACAAATAATTGAACTAGGTGGTGCACAAGAATCTTTAGGAAAAATTTCTGAAGAACTAGACAAGTTATTGAACTCCTAATATTT